GTTTTAAACTTTGCATCTTCGATAACACCATCTTCTCCTACTTGAATTTGTAGTTTCATGACGTCGCCGCAAGCCGGAGCACCAACCATACCTGTTCCTACGTTTGCAGCTAACTTATCTAAGCTACCTACATTTCTAGGATTTTCATAATGATCTAGTACTTTTTCTGAATATGCCATTTATGCCGCAAATGAGGAACCACACCCACATTTTGCTGTGGCATTTGGGTTCTTAATCTCAAACTGCTCTCCCATAAGTGATTTTTTATATGCTATATTTGAACCTTGAAGATACTGCATACTCATAGCATCGACGAGTATAGTAACTCCATGCTCTTCTATAATAAAGTCGTCTTCATTTGTTGTATCATCAAATGTAAAACCATAACTGAATCCAGAGCAGCCTCCACCCTGAACAAATATCCTTAGTTTGATACTCTTATCATCTTCTTCTTCAAGAAGTGATTTTAGCTTGTCTGCTGCTGATTCTTCTATAATTATTTGATTCATATACTATTTATGTTTTTTAGCTCTTGATTCTGCAATATTTGCATCTTGGATACGAATCTTATCGTCTTGAGCTTTAATAAGTTTATTCTGATCTTCTATCAATCTTAAGATTATTAAATCTTCTTCATGTAGACTTTGATTCTTTTCATTAGTTTCTTTTAATAATACTTCAAATGATTTTAACTTACCTTCATATTCAGTTACTTGAAAATAAGATAACACTGCAACATATAAACATGCCGCTGATAACACTGATAGTATAAATGCTAACGTCTTACTCATAATTCCATCCATGTATGATCTCCCATATATTTCACTTGTACTTGATAAACATAATCTATTGGTGCACCACTAGACCAATCATTAGGTCCTTCATGAATTAGTATCATCTGCTCTTTACGTTTATCCCATGCTAACCAATAACTATGACCCATAACAGGACTAAACTGATACACCGCAGCATGTACCGCATCAGTAACATCTAACCTTCTTTTAATACTGTCTGCTTGCTTCTGTAGTACGCTTACTAGTTCCATGATACGATCATACTCTTGTTGAGCATACATCCTAGCGTGGTTGATCATTATATCTTTTTGTTGCGTAACAGGAACTAATTCAAAACTAACTGAACCTGCTTCTGTTGGATACTCTGATACATTCCTATTAAAGAATGGAATTAAACTGCCATCAATATTAACGTCATAACTATTGACGCCCTTGGCTAAGTTTGTTTTTGTTTTCATTCGTACTTAATATGACTTTTATGTACACGACAATTAACTATTCCATTATACCATTTATCGGGGTGTTCAAGTACTTCATACTGCATTTGTAACTTAGCTTCGTAGTAAGATGCTGTACCCTTACTAAGACAAAACATTAAGATTTCTCTTTTAAAGTTCTCTTCTCCGAGAGCTTTGACATCATCAATAACTTCCTTTGATGAAGACCAGTAGGTCTTCCAGTCAGATTCAATTTTACTACGGATTTTCTTTTTCTTCTTGATGCCGCTTTTAAGAGTAACTGTTCTTGTAGCAGTCTTAGAAAATTTAGTGAGTTTTTTACCAATATACTTTTTATCGGTAATGCAGTTAGTAATGAGATATACAAACCCAACATATTTATCGTCAATAGTCTCAACGGGCACATTATTGTAAGTCCATATCATTCGTCTTCGTCTTCTTCAAAGATATCTGCGCCACAAACTGGACAATAAACAATATCTTCTATTGTGACATCATTAGTCTTTACAGTGACTTTACCTGTTGATTCGCAATTATCACAATGAAAATATTTTGTTGCCATTATTGGGCTCCGCCCCATACATCTTCCCAAGAACCTTTGAGCGCACCTTTTGCATAGTCAGTCACTCTATTCTCAAAGAAGTTACCATGTACAGGAGCATTAATCATCTCTTCTACCCATGGTAGTGGGTTCTTTTTAACTTTAAATATACCTTTTAATCCTAATGATATAAGTCGTCTATCAGCGATGTAACGAATATATTGTTTAACATCTTCTGGCTCTAACGCTCTCATATTGGCGCCTTGATAACATAAGTCAATAAACTTATCTTCAAGTTGTACCATCTTTTCTGCTATAGTATATATACGACCCTTCAGATCATCATTCCAAATCTCATTGTTCTCTTTAATAAATGTCTTAAATAACTTGATCATGTTCTCAGCATGCATGGTTTCATCTACGATTGACCATGTAACGATCTGTCCCATACCCTTCATTAAGCCATGACGAGGAAAATTAAGCAACATAATAAAAGAACTGAATAGCTGCATCCCCTCGGTAAATGCCGAAAACACAGCAATGTGAGTAGCAGTACTAGCAAGATCTCCATTCTTAGAACTAAGTTCGGTGACATAATCATGTTTATCCCTCATTTCTTGGTATTCAGCAAATTCGCTGTATGTCGATTCAGGCATACCTAATGTTTCAATAAGATGTGAGTATGCTGCGATGTGTAGGGCTTCGCGCGCGGCAAAGCCCATCAACATCATTCGTACTTCCGGTTGAGGGAAGTACGGTAGGTAGTTCTTAACATACCCGCCTGCCACATCGATATCGCCTTGTGTAAAGAACCTAAAGATGTTAGTTAAAAATAACTTCTCTTCTTTAGTTAGTTTCTTTTTCCAATCTTTAACATCTTCCGCCATTGGAACTTCAGTATGAAGCCAATGTGCTTGCTCGTGTTTTAACCATGCATCATATGCCCATGGGTAGTTGAATGGTTTAAAATGATCTCGTGTATCTGTTAATTTGTATGACATTAGATGTTTAGTTCTTTCTTAAGTTCGTTAAATAGGTCAATACAATAATCAAAACCTTTAAGTGCTTCTTCAGCTAGATCTACTGATATCTTTGAATTAATACCGGCAATACATTGTCTTGGATCTTCAAATTTATATGCATTCCCAGAGCCAGGAACTAATTTTTGAATCATCTTACCACCGTATAGATCTCCCATATGTCTAACATATACATGAGCCATAATCTTAGATGGATCAGTTTCACTTAACTCTTTAATATGATTTATATATCGTTGTGTACTTTCAAATGGTGTACCTGCTTCAAAACCAAATTCATCAAGATCTTGTTTAATTCTATCTGTGCGTCTTAAATCAGATAGACCTTCAAATAAATTAATATTATCTGCAGCTGTCTCTATAGCATTATAGATATGAAACATTTGCTGAAGATAAACAATATAATGTTCCTTTGTTATCGCGCCAGTAAACATATACTTAACAAAGTCTGATGACTCTGCTTCTTTATGTTTATCTCGAGTATATTCAGTAAGTAATGTTGCCATTATTTTGCTAGTGGTAAATTAAACTTAATACCTGTTGCTTGTTCAATTGCTGCTACAGTTGTTTGATACTTAGGTAAGTCGGCTACAGGTAGTGCTGCATTTGGCATTAAATATGCTGTAACTTTCTTGCTTTTCTTTTCATATATAATTTTATATAAACGAGTAGGGATACCAAGACCATTACCAGTTACAGGATGTCCTTTATCAAAGATACCACCTGAGATAATATAGAACTCTGTGTTAGGTGTTAATGCCCATTGGCGCTCATATGTCTCTGCTTGTTTCCAAATACCACGGTTGTTATTAGCAACTTGTGCTACCATGTTTGACAAGAAGAATGACTCTGACATAATATCATCGTTAGTAGTATTATTACCTGCTGGAGCCATATGGCCACGATCATGTGTTTTACCTACAGTAGCATAATCTGCTAATGTGGCTGAACAGTTTGGTGTTACTAATGGATCTGGTCTAAAGTTATCTTTACGTTTTGAACCACCTTGAATAGCTGCTGGTGTTAAGTGTTCAAATACTGCGATTGGTGCCTTAGCTGTGCAACTATGGATAACTGCATAGTTCTTATGACATAGTTCTTGATCACCCGCTTTTGCTGTATATGTTGGTAGTGCTGCTTCAAACTGACTACAATCTTTCAAACCAGCAAATGCTGTAGTTGCTGATACTAAAAATAATGCTGCAATAATTTTCTTCATTTGTTTTCCTTTTAATTAACCTTCACATGCTAAACAGGTGTCACCATCTGTCATAGCTTTTAAATTGATCTCTGCGATAACTTCGCGTTCGATACGTTTTGAAACCTTGTCTGCCTTAGCGATCTTATCACTACGACAATAATACATAGTCTTAAGTTTTTGTTTCCATGCCATGAAATGTACAGCGTGCACATACTTAATATTACTATCAGGCCTAAAGAATACGTTTAGACTTTGTGCTTGGTCAATAAATTCTTGACGATCTGCAGCATGTTGTACAACCCATCTTTGATCAATCTCCATAGAAGTCTTAAACACATCCTTGGTCCAATCGTCCAATATATCCAAATGCTGTACTGAACCATCATTCGCAATGATAGAAGACCAAATTTCATCATATTTATCAGCATGTTTTTCTTTTATAATCTTATCAAGATACTGGTTCTTGTGTAAGTGAGATCCTGATAAGGTATCCTGACGGTAGGCATTAGCTCTGAATGGCTCAATAGATGGAGATGTATTTCCCATAAGAATAGAAGAACTAGCATTGGGAGCAATAGCCATAAGATGAGAAAAACGGTTTCCCGTGCCTTCTGCATCTGGAGCTTCGCCTCTTTCTTTGCCAAGGTGCTTGTTGGCTTTATCAAGCGTTGATCGTACATGCGCGAAAATTTGTTTATTAAGTCCTGTAGCCATCGCGCTTTCCCAAGGGAGATTCTTTCGCTGCAATAAAGCGTGCCAGCCAAGAGCACCAATACCAATGCTCCGTTCGCGAGAAGCAGAATACTTAGCCCGCTTAATAGCAGAAGGTGCAGTGTCAATAAAATATTGGAGCACATTGTCCAGCATTTCTGCAACGTCCTTAAGAAACAAAGTGTCATTTTTCCAATCATCATAGTACTCCAAGTTTAAACTAGATAGACAACATACAGCTGTTCTCTTCTCATTAGTAGGTAAAATAATCTCTGAGCATAGGTTTGATTGATGTATCTTTAAACCTTTGTCCTTTAACCATTGAGGCATCTTTCTATTAGACTCATCAATGAAATGTAAATATGGTTCACCTGTAGTCATACGTAGTTCTAATAGCTTTTGCCATAGTTCTTTTGCTGATACAACTTCTGTTACGATACCAGAGTGTGGATCTTTAAGTTCCCATGAATCATCTGTTGAATCATCAATCATGCATCTTTCAATAATCTCCATGAATGCATCTGGAATATTAACTCCATGGTGTAAGTTCAAGCAACGCATGTTCTGATCACCAGTTGGCTTACGCATCTCAAGGAACATTAATATATCAGGATGTGATATATCCAAATAAGCAGCATAACTACCACGGCGAGTACGGCCTTGACGATAAGCAAGGCTAGAAGCATCATACATTTTAAGATGAGGCATAACACCAGTAGACTTGTCATCAGCAGACCTGATCCCAAAACCAATCCCAACACCACCCCCAAGCATAGATAACCAATTAGTCTCACTTAAATTCTCCACTAGGCCTTCGGCCGTATCTTCAATAAAGTTTAAAAAACATGAAATAGGTAAACCTCGTTTGGATCTACCAAATGATAATACAGGAGTAGCATAGGATAACCAATGCTTACTACTATACTCATATAATCTTTGTGCATGGAATTTGTCTGATGCAAATGTTGCTGATACGTGGGCAAATCTTTCTTGAGGAGATTTTTCTTCATCAGTCATATATGATTCTTTTAATCTAATGCGCCCTAACTCATCAAATAAAGAATCCCGGGAATAGTCTACCTCTATACCGTTACTTAAAACTTCTTTCATTTCAGCCCCAAATTATTTGTTTTTATTTTGTTCTTTTTCTACTACATGTTTTCTAAGCGCGGAAGTTGAAAAGCGATGGTCTCTCTTATTAAAATAGAGTTGGATACCACGCTTCTTGCAGATGTCTTTACCTGTAAAATCTTTGTCCCTGTATTCATCACCTAAAATTCTGATGTCAATATGAAACATCTCTAAAATATCTTCTAGGTCTTGCTCAGTTCTATATACTATAATCTCATCAACCATTTTAACTGCAGATAATTGAACATATCTTTCTACGATAGACTGAACAGGAGAATTCTTTTCTGGTCTGTCGATTGAAGGATCGATCTGTAATCCACAAATTAGGTACTCACAGTGCTCTTTTGCTTCTCTAAGCATTGCAATATGACCTGCATGTAATAAATCAAATGTTGATGCCGTAAAACCTGTTTTCATAACTACCTCATATTTATAATTATTCTATCACACTTCTGCTGTATTGTACAAATATCTTTTTGATACCGCAAGAGCAGAAGCAATAGCCTGGTGCATATCTATATATACGTATTGACCACACCGGCCTATGAATTCCATGTTGTTTGGAATCAATGACTTATAAAGCTTATATCTGCTTCTATTATTACCATCTTTATCTTTAACTGGATAGTATCTTTCCATCTGATTTTCTTGATAATTGCATGGTTCTTCATAGGTTAAAGTAGTCCATTCATCATTATCTCCATGCTCAGGGAAGTTCTTCCATTCAGTCATTCTAGTATATGGTCCATTATGTGTAAAGTTTACGGTTCCTGTAGGAAGAATCCTTGGTGCTGGAACATCTACATGATGGAACTTAATAGAACGGTATGGAAGATGACCAAACTCATAATCAAAATACTGATCAATAGGCATAGAATTAAATATAAAGTCATATCCTTTTTCCATTTCTTTTCTAAATTCTACACCAGTCTTTACAAGAATGTTATCATGATTAAATATATTATGAAATATATTTGTGTACCCATGTTTAGGCATCATCTGATATTCATCGTTTGGGAAATAATATTCATTATCATCATCTCTAACAGGAACTCTTAGTAACACAGATGGATCTAAATCTTCAATATCCATAGCCCACATCTTTTTGGTATATGGCCGAATGAATATATCTACAATATTTTCTTCACCAACAATCTCTTTAGTTTCTTTATTTACTGGAAGAGTAACATATCTACCATCGCTTAACAATGCTTTAACTTTATGTTTATATGGAACCCATTCGGTAAATTGTGATAACCAATCTACAACTTCTTTGTTGTTAGTATGAAATAGATGCGGGCCATACTTATGGATTCTAATACCTTTATCATTAACATAGTCAAAAGCATTTCCACCTATATGTTCTCTTTTATCAATAACATCAACGATATGACCAGCCTCTGCTAACTCTCTAGCAATAACTGCTCCAGAAAATCCTGCTCCTACAATGAGTATTCTAGACATCTATTTAATTCCATTTCTTGTATGTTCTTATCAACTGGATGTGTTTTATATAAAAGATTCTTTTGAAGTCTAGCTAACTCTTCAAGTTGTGAATCATTTAATTTAATAACATCATCTGCTTTTAAATTTGCTAATTGGGCATTATTATAATAGATCTCCATCTCAGATGGTTCACCAATTAGAATAGATCCCGCATCTGCAACTTGCAGAGGTCTTGCTCTCCACCAACCAGATCCAGCATGGAAATAACCTGGCATTAAAATACCCCATTGCTTACCATATATATTGACCATCTCTTGTTCAATTACACGGTCTTGACCATCCTTACGAGATCCATACATCTTAATTGGCCAAGCTTTGTCAGTTATACCCTGCTTCTTTAACCATTTCTTTGTTTTATCTTGCATTAAACCTGCAAAGTTAAACACCTTTTCTTTACTATCATCTAATGTAGCAGCAGGAATTCTATTTAGATGATATGGATTTGGATTATATTGGAATAACAGAGTTCCAGGATAATCAATCAATTTAGTTAGATCGCCGCCGGCAAAAGCAGAGATCAACATCTTATTAGTCTTAGATTCAATCTTATCTATTGCAGCAATAAGAACGTCTTGATATGATTCAATGTTATCTGGAATCTGTGTATGACTATCTTTAATATACTTTCTAAATAACTTTTCAGGCTCTTTTAATCCAAGTAGACCAGAATAAATTGAGTCAACTTGCCAATCATCAAAAGCAAGGATACAATTTGGTTTCATATGCACAGCCCAAAGAGCATTATAAACATAAGCAGCAAATCCAGATGGATTATGAATGAATACAATCACTTCATCATATTCAGTAAGTGATTCATCAATATCAACAACTCTTTGATCTACAGTATGGCCCATTGCTTCTAAACATCTAACTAATGAATAGTGAGATGGTACTACCTGTAATTGTTGACTTAAATAAAAATCTCTAGTACATTGATTCTTATTCATTCCTGTGATTAATATTCTCATTTTCTTGATAACTCCGCATAATATGCAGTTTGACACATATCATATAAACTATATTCTGGTTTTAAAAGTTGAAATTGATTATCAATAGATAATTTTGCTGGGTCGCCAGCACGTCTTTCACCGATTTTTACATTAAGCGGCCCAGTAATACTTTCCATCGCTGAAATAACTTCTTTGACTGAGTACCCTTTTCCTGATCCGATGCACTCATACGGCGTGTTAAAGGAACCATGTTTAATCGTATCAGCGATAGCCGTAGCAAGATCCACCACATGTATATAATCACGAACACAAGTACCATCAGGAGTATCATAATCATCCCCATAA